CTTTTGCAAATAATGCTAATTTTGCGTTTGGGACGGGGGACTTTACAGTAGAACTATGGTTTTATCGTATTACTACATCAGGAGATAATGTAGTTTTAGATACGAGATTTTATGGTTCAGACAACTCAGCAGGATTTGACTTTTCAGTAAAGTCAGATGGCGCTTTAACAATATATTACAATGGTAGTAGTAGAGCTACTTCTACTAATACAATGCCTTTAAATAGTTGGACGTACGTAACACTTGTTAGGTCAGGAAATACATTAACCAGCTATATTAACGGAGCCGTTGCGTTTACTATTTCGGGATTCACAAATAATTTATCTGAAACAGCAAGGTGGATAGGCACAAACTGGCCACAAAATCTTTATCTGAAAGGGTATATATACGATTACCGGATTACAAAAGGCGTAGCTCGATATACATCTAACTTTACCCCGCCAACAGCTCCGCTACCAATAGGATAAAAACATGAAAATAGCCATAATTGAAAACAGTATAATCACAGCGCATGGTGAGCATACAGAGGTGTTTCCTAACGTATCGTTCCCACAAGACGGGCTTGATTTAATGTGGGCGCAGGAGCGCAATGCGTATCAAATACAGTCAGACAGAACACGCTTACCCACCCAAAAACTTACCTCAGTTGAGCCGTATATTGAAAATGGCGTAGTGTATGACGTAATTGTTGAGAATAAAACGCAAGATGAGCTTGATGCTGAAACAGCGCAGAAAGCCAATGAAGTACGTTCTAAACGCAATATGCTACTAACACAATCAGATTGGACGCAATTAGCCGATGCACCGGTAGACAATTTAGCGTGGGCAGTTTATCGCCAAGCACTTAGAGATATTACCTTGCAAGCAGGGTTTCCTTTTAATGTAGATTTTCCGGTGAATCCATGACAATAATCGTTGAAGATGGAACAGGATTAGCAAACGCTGAAAGTTATGTTTCAGTAGTAGACGCTAACGCATATCATTCAAAACTTGGAAATGATGTTTGGGCTGATTTAGATACGTCAGTAAAAGAGCAACTACTACGCAAAGCCACAGACTATATGGTGGCGCAGTATCGTTTGCAATATGCGGGTTATCGCAGATATTCAACTCAGTCTTTAGACTGGCCGCGCTTATACGTTCCACTCATTGACTCATTATCTGCCAACGTGTTTCCGCAATATGTTGATTTTGACATTGTGCCTACTACAGTTAAAAACGTTTGCGCTGAATTGGCATTAAAAGCCTATACAGCTATATTGATGCAAGACTTAACACAAGGCGTTATTCGTGAAAAAGTAGACGTTATCGAAGTTGAGTACGACAAGTTTTCACCACAACAAACACGCTATGAACAAATTGATGCAATGCTATCTGTTTTCTTTAAGCAACAAGGCAATGATATGTCGCGCTCGTTGGTGAGAACATGACACTCGACACACGCGCCCGCGCTACAGCAGATAAATTGCTAGATAAGTTTGGCAAATCAATCACGCTAACGTCAATTGTTGAGGGAAGTTATGACCCTGCAACGGGTGATATGGGAGCAGGCACAACAACAAGCACCACACACACGGCAATCATTAAAGATTATAACGGCATTGATTTTATTAGTGGTGTTGTGCAAGCTGGTGATAGAAAAGTAATGATTGCAGCTTTAGGCGCACCAACGCCACAGCCAGCGGATAAAGTAATCGTTGATAGTGAAGTTTATCAAGTGATCGCGGTTCGTTATGTTTGGTCGGGTGAATTACCCGCGCTTTATGAATTGCAGGTGAGAAAATGACAGGCTCAATGTCGCAAATTGTTGCTCGTGCAAATGGTCATGTTGATGACAGAATTAGGGCTGCAACTATTGGTATTTTTAAAGGCATTAGAAAAGATACGCCAGTTGATACAGGCAACGCGCGTAATAATTGGCAATGTACAATTGGTGCGCCATTTGTTGGTGAAGATGCAAGCGGGTCAGACGAGCAAATATTGCGAACTATTCCACGCAGAGCTGGGAGTGTTGTGTATTTAACAAACAACGTGCAATACATTCAGCCATTAGAATATGGGCATAGCACAAAATCACCTAATGGCATGGTAAGAATAAACGTTGCACGATTTGAGGGATTATTAAATGGCTCTAGTTGAAATCAGAACAGCGTTAGAAACTAAACTGAACGCTCTTACGCCTACACTTGCAACAGCATGGGAAAGCGTGCCATTTACGCCTGTAGTTGGCACAGCCTATCAGCAAGTTAATTTAATGATTGCAGACACGTTAAACCCAACACTTGGCGGCACACATTATCGTGTTAAGGGATTTATGCAGGTTTTATTGTGTTACCCACCAAACGCAGGCGCAAAAACAGCAGCAACACGCGCTGATTTACTCGTTAATCATTTTAAACGCGGTACAAGTTTAACAAGTGGCGGCATAACTGTTATTATTGACAAGACACCATCAATTGCACCGGCATTGATTGACGGGGTGCTTTATAAAATTCCGGTATCAATTTATTTTTCAGCAGATATTTACTCATAAGAGGTTACAAAATGACAATTGCTCAAGGCGTTAAAAAAGTCGTATCGTATAAAAAACAAACTGGTTTAGGTTCTCCAGCTTCAGGCAGTGGTGGTCAAGAGTTAAGACGTGTGACCAGCACAATCAATTTAACAAAAGATACTTATCAATCAAACGAGATTCGCTCAGATCAACAAATTGCTGATTTTAGACACGGCTCAAAACAAGTCACAGGCACATTAAGTGCAGAACTATCGGCTGGCACATACAAAGATTTTTTACAGTCTGTATTGCGCAAAGATTTTGTAGCTATTTCTTCATTGACAGCAGCGGCTGTGACTATTGTTGCGTCAACTGGCGTTATTACATTTCAAACAGGCAACCCGTTAACGGGTGGCATTAAAATTGGTAACGTGGTTCGTATTACAGCCGGTAGCGTTAACGCAGCTAACTTGAATAAAAATCTTTTAGTAACAGGCGTTACAGCAAGCACATTAACCGTTAAAACTTTAAACGGTAGCGCATTGGCTGATAATGCTACTTCAGTTACTGGTGTAACCATTGCAATTCCCGGAAAATATACTTATGTGCCAGAAACATCGCAAACACAAGATTACTATACTATTGAGCATTGGTTCTCAGACGTAGCGCAATCAGAGGTTTATCAAGACGTTGTTCAAACTAATGCACAAGTTAAAATCCCTGCAAACGGTATGGCAACCATTGATTTTCCGTTAGTTGGTTTAAACGTATCAACAGGCACATCACAAGTGTTAACTTCACCAACTGCAATTACCACTGGTGGCGTTACTGCTGGCGTTAATGGCTTGTTATTAGTTGCAGGCTCACCTGTTGCAATTGTTACTTCAATTGATTTTGATGTTAACGGTAATGTTGCAGTTGCAGACGCGGTAGTTGGTTCATTAACACGCCCAGACGTATTTCAAGGCACTGTAGGCGCAACAGGCACTTTTAGTGCTTACTTTACCGATGCAACATTCCGCGATTACTTCATTAACGAAACAGAAGTATCAATCGTGGTTGCGTTGACAACAGATAGCACTGCAACAGCAGACTTTGTTGTGTTTACCATGTCACGCGTTAAAGTTGGCGGTGCTGATGTTACTGATGGCGCGTCTGGTTTAACTCGCACATTCCCATTCACTGCGTTAAAAAACACAGCGGGTGGCAGTGCAGCGGCTAATTTAGCGACAACAATCATGGTTCAAGATTCACTCGCTTAAAAATAGTGCTACAATTACCCACGCTTGTAATTATGCAGGCGTGGGTATTTTTTTATAAATCAACAGGAACATACGAACATGAGCAAAGAAAATAAAGGGCTATCATTAGCTGATTTGGATTTAGTTAGCGCGTCAGAAAACGCTTACGAGTTTGAATATCTAAGACCTGACGGCAGTGACACGGGTGTTTTTGTAACCGTATTGGGTGCACAAGCACCTAAGGTGCAGGATTGGGTTCGCAAAACACTTAACCGCA